AGATGCCTTGCTGAGGGGTGAAACACCCCCGCCTAATTCAATAGTGGTTGAGGCGAACTACAAGGACAACCCTTACTTGCCCGATGTGCTGCGGGCAGAGATGGAATACGACAGGACCCGTGACCCGGACAAATACCGGCATGTGTGGCTCGGTGAGTACGCAAGGAACAGCCAGGCGCGAGTTTTCAGGAACTGGACGGTAGAAGAGTTCGATTCGTCCAAGACAGCTACTTACAGGCTGGGCGCTGACTGGGGGTTCTCGGTAGACCCAAGCGTTCTGATTCGCTGCTATATCGACGGGAAAAGACTTTACATCGATCACGAAGCCTACATGGTGGGTTGTGAGATTGACCAGCTTCCTGACCTTTTCGCCCGTGTGCCTGAGTCGCAAAAATGGTTCATCACGGCAGACACCAGCCGACCCGAGACGATTAGCTACATGCAGCGGCATGGCTACCCCAGGATCAACGCGGCCATCAAGGGCAAGAAATCGGTAGAGGAGGGCGTTGAGTTCTTGAAGAGCTTCGACATTGTTGTGCATCCAAGGTGCACCCACACGATAGATGAGCTGACCCTCTACAGCTACGAGGTAGACGACCTAACCGGCTTGGTACTCCCCAAGCTGGCCGACAAAGACAACCACGTCATTGACGCACTTCGCTACGCATGCGAGGGCGCCAGACGCGCAACCAGAGATAAAGCATGGAACAAGCCTCTAAAAACGGCAATCAAGTACGTCGTGTAGGCCGGCCGCCTAACCCGAAGCCAGAGAGCCCGGAGCAGGTCTACGCCCTTCGCATCTGGAGCGGCCAAAGCCCAGACCTGCCACGCGCTGAGCGTGTTGCCCGTGTTGCTGCTGGCCTTGCTGGGCAGAACATGAGTATGGAAGGGGTTGTATTGCCAGTTACCCACGACTCGAAGCCGGAGCCCGTGTGAGCAAATTGACCGACGACGAGCTAGTCTCCATCATTCAGGCCCACAGGCGTAGCAGTCTGGGTGTGGAAGACGGCGAGCTGAGCAATGAGCGTGCAGAGGCGCTGGATCGGTATCACGGCCGCCCCTACGGCAACGAAATGGAGGGCCGCAGCGCTGTAGTGAGCCGCGACCTGTCAGAGGCCATTGATTGGGCTATGCCGGCCATCATGCGCATATTCACGCAGTCGGGCTCAATCGCTGAGTTTGACCCTGTGAGCGCGGAGGATGAGGCGCAGGCCGAGACGGAGACGGACTACGTCAACCAGGTCATCATGAAGGACAACGCGGGATGGATCGTCCTGCACGACGCCATCAAAGACACGCTGCTGCTCAAGAACGGCTATGTCAAGCACTGGTGGGACGAAACCGAGAAGATCGAGGAAACCAAGTACGAAGGCCTGTCCATGGAGCAGGTCCAGCAGCTTATTTCTGAGTTGCAGCAGGACGGCGCAGAGATAGAGGTTTCCGGGCAGGAAGAAAAGATCATTGAAGGCCCAATGGGGCCATTTGCGGTCTATGACATTGAATTGAAGGTCAAGCGCAAGAAGGGCAAGGTTTGCCTTGAAGCTGTTCCGTGCGAAGAGGTGCGGGTCAGCAAGAAATGCCGAGGAACGCTGCAAGAGTCGCCTTTCACCGAGCACGTCACCCGCAAAACCCGCTCCGACCTGATCGAAATGGGTATGGAGCGGACGTTTGTTGATGGCCTGCCAGCCTGGACGCTCACGGAAACCGGCACACAGCAGACCAGCCGCGACAGCGTGTCCGATGAGACGAATACGGACGGCAGCACACTTTCTGATCGCTCGATGGACGAAATCGAGTACTGCGAAGCCTATGTAAAGGTTGACTGGGACGGCGACGGTGTTGCAGAGCTGCGCCGCGTGGTCACGGTCGGCAACAAGATCCCCGATGGCGAGGAGTGGAACCGCCCAATCCCTGAGGTCGCGCTGACTGGCTTTGTAGCCAAGCGTGTACCGCACCGTCACGTCGGTGAGTCGCTTTATGACGAACTGGGCGACCTGCAGGAGATTAAAACAACCCTGATGCGGCAGTTGCTGGACAACATCTACCGCACCAACAACAGCGAATGGCTTGTTAACGAGCGCGTGAACCTGGGCGACTTCCTGACCAGCCTTCCCGGTGGTGTGAAGCGCATCGAAGGCATGGAGCCGGTAGCCGGCGCTGTGATGCCTCACGTCGCACAGCCCATCGTTGGGCAGATCCTGCCGGTTGTGGACTATATCGACGGCATCAAAGAAGGCCGGACAGGCATCAACAAGGCCACGACCGGCCTAGACCCAGATGTCTTGAAGCAGACGACCAAAGGTGCGTTCATGGAGAACCTGAATCGCGCCAGCCAGAAGGTGGAAATGATTACCCGCCTGATCGCAGAGACGGGCGTCAAGGAAATGGTCCTGCGCGTGCATTCATTGCTGCTGCGCTACCAAGACAAGCAGCGCATCATCCGAATGAAGGGCAAGTACGTGCCCGTCAACCCACAGGAATGGCAAGAGCGCACCGATTTAACCGTGAAGGTTGGGCTCGGGACTGGCAATGAGGAAGACAAGCAACGTAAGCTGATGATGGTTGCGGACCTCCAGGCCAAGATGCTCGGCCCGCTCGGACTGGTTGACCCTGATCACGCTTTTGCACTGTTCGCCGATGTGGTCAAGAACCTGGGCTTTGAAACCCCGGACAAATACGCCATGTCGCCCGAATCGCCCGAGTTCCAAAAGAAGCTGAGCCAGCCAAAACCACCTCCTCCCGAGGTCATGGTGGAGCAGATCAAGCAGCAGGGCCAGATGCAAGGCAAGCAGCTTGAGGCCCAACTGAGCGACCAGCAGCACCAGCGCGAGATGACCCGTGACATGCAGGTGGAGGCCAGCAAGCAGGAAATGCAGGCCCGCGACACGCAGCATACGGCGGCGCTGGAGATGCAGAAGTACGAAATGAAGCTGCGGTACGACGACATGAAGCACCAGCGGGAAATAGGATTCCAGCAATGGAAGGCTGAGCTTGACGCCTCTGTTGCCATCAAGACCGCGAGCATGACAAGCCAGTCCAGCGCGACTGATCCAGCTACCCAGGCCGCGACCGGCGAGATAACCCGCGAGGTGCAGCAATGATGACCCCAGAAGACCGCAAGTTCCGGGCGACCGACGCCAAGCAACTGCTTGACAACAAGATACTGCAAGAGGCCTTCAAGGCTGTGGAGGGCCACCTGAGCATGGCCGCCCTCACATGCGACCCAGACAACGCCACGAAGGCGCAGCGGATCATCATCAGCCAGCAGCTTCTAGCCGCCGTCAAGCGCGAAATCACCCGCGTGATCGAGGACGGCCTTGTTGCAGAGATTCAGATAGCGGAAATCGAGCGCAAGCGCGGACTGACATCGATTTTCAGAAGGTAACCGGCGAACACCCGCCTTTTAGCGAACGCAGCGATGCGCCGCAGTCCTCTCTGGTGTCTTGAGAGGGGATTTTGATTGATTGACCAAATGGAACAGGAAAACCCTACCAGTGGCGACACTGGCGCAAGTACCCTGGATCGGCTTGAGAGCTTCTTGTCTGCCGACACAGCTCCCAAAAAACCAGCAGCCAGCGACGCGCAACCCAGCAACACGGATAACGAGCCGCAGGATGTTGACGATTCGCAACCACAGGCAGACGACGCACAGGATGCAACGGAAGACCCCGATAAGGCTGACGTACCTGCGCAGGGCGACGAAAAGCCTAATGAGTACCAACTGAGCGACATTGCAAAGCTACTCGGTGCCGACGAATCCGCGCTTGACGTGGACGAAGACGGCAACGTGCTGGTGAAAACCAAAGTCGATGGTCAGGAGGGAAAGGCCAAATTCGCCGACCTGCTCAAGTCCTATCAGCTCCAGAGCCACGTTGATAAACAGGTGCGAGAAGTTGCTGAGCAACGCAAGGCAGTGCAAGAGCAGGCTCAGTCGCTACAGCAGCAATTGCAGGTGCAGCAAGCGGTAATCGGAAAGATTGCCGAAGTCAAAGCGATTGAGTCAGAGCTTGCTCTGTATCAAAACATTGACTGGCAGGCCCTGGCCGACCAAGACCCCCAGCGGGCCGTAAAACTTGACCTCCAGATGCGTGACCTTCAAAGAAAGCATGCGCAGACGATTGGGC